CTCTGTCTTTTTGCGGGCTTGTGACCGCCTTCGGCGACATTAAGAAGGGCTTTGTGGTTAAGCCCTAACCTTTACTTGATTTCGTTGACTGCGCAGTTGTATTTGAAGATTCCTGTCAGAACTCTTCCAATAAACTCTCTTGTTTGTGATGTTGGATTGGATTTCCAAGTGATGAGAGCAGTCTCCAAGAGTTCCTTGCTACAACTAAACAAAGCTATGTCAGCAATTCCTTGCTTTGCTCCGTAGTAGTTATCGAGTCCGATTTCCTTGATGATTTCTTTCTTTGTCATTTTTCTTTCCTCTTTCATTTCTCAGGGCTTTTGGTGGGAGCCCTGGAACCCTTTGGCTTATGCCCAGTTTTCGATGTCGGATTGTGCGCTTTGCAGATTGTCGATGCAATCGTCAAGGGCGTTGATTTGTTCGTCTAGGTCATCCCAGCGCTCTTGTTCTTTGTCAGTCAGGTCTCTGTCGTGCTCGGCTGCTTTGTCCTCGATTGCTGTCTTCTTGTCTTCGAGTTCTTCCTTGAGTTCGTCGATGGCTTCGACGATGGCTTCAATTTTGTTGTAAATGCTCTTTGTGGTCATTTAAGGTCTCCTGTTCCGAAGCGTTCATTTCTTTGCTTCTGACACTATTATAAACTAGTGTAGGACACTATGCAACAAAAAAATAAAAAAATTAAAAATATTTTCGTTTTATTTTCGGTCGAGAATTAAAAAAAGCCCATAAAATGGGCGTTTTTTGGCGATATGGTGGAGCTGAAGAGGCTGAAAAAAACAAATGAGCAAATGTGACAAAAAGCGAAAAAGTATCGTGTTTATGGGCTTTTTGTGTGATTTAGTGTGACTTATAGCTTAAAAAAGTCTTAAAATATTTTCGGTTTTTTTTCGTTTTTTATAATTTTTTCGTTTTTTTTTCGGTCAGTTTTTCCATCGAAAAAGGGCTCTTGAATATACTTAAGTATATACTCAAGTAGCCCTCTTTTATTAACGATGAAGTGCGCTGTTCTCGAGCTTATCCAGGAGAGCAACTGCATTGTCGAGAGTCTCATCATAAGTGTGAGAATAGAGCTCCGTGACCTTGGTTATAGTATGACCCATCAACTTGGCTATGACTGCCAAAGAAGCTCCGCTGTTATATAGCATCGTGGCATAAGAGTGACGCAACTCGTGAATCGTGATGGGTGGAAGGTCGGCTTTGTCGGCCAAGCGCCTGAAGTTCACGTTGATGGTTTCGTCTGGAGTGATTTTATATCCGCCAACTAACCAGAAGGAAGGGGAGAACCCAGGAACGCGAGCGAGAACACGCAAGTGGTCACGAAGGATGGCTTCCAGAGCGTAAGGAACAGGAACCTTCCTCACGGAGCGTTTGCTCTTCGGTGGGGTCACGAGATAGCCGATTCCCTTTCCGGCTTTTTGAGCAACGGAGCGCTTGACATCAAGGAAGGGGTGGACTCCATTGTCGTGGTAGTCCTCGACCTTGAGAGCGTTCGCTTCGCCTCTTCTAAGACCGGCAAAAAAGCAGATGGCGCACAAAGCATACGTGGAAGAGAGTCCGATATACTTAGGAGACCATGGGTCAGTTCTCTCGAGTTCGGCTTTGATTGTTCTCTCGAACTCTTGGAACTGAGGGAGCGTCCAGAACCGAATCCCTTCTTCTTCGACTTCATCCGGATTCCTTCTGAATGGTTCAAGCTTATGGAATGCGTTGTTCGTCAAGTCATACTCTCTTTGAGCAAAGGCAACAACGCAGTTGATGGCTTTCTTTCCCTTGGATAAGGTCTCCAGAGAATAACCCTTCTCAATCTCACTGGCTCTCCATCTTCGAAGCTCTTCAATCGAAATCTTGATGAAGACCGAGTCTTTGAAGTAAGGGAGAACATGATGTTTCAATGAGTTCCGATATTGTTGAATTGTGGTGGTTCGGAGCTTTCCCACACAGCTCTCAAGATAAAGCTCCGAGAGGGCTCCAAAAGTCGCCACTGAAGGCTTCTGACCCTTTACTTGAGCAGTCATGAGGGCTTCTTTCTCTTTCGCCTCTTTGAGCGTTTCTGCGCTCGCATAAAGTCGCCCATATTTTCCGTTGCTCAATGGATATGAAATCGTGATTCGATATTTTCCATTTATTTTCTTATAACTCATGCGTGCTCACTCCTTATTTATAAATGTGTGGATGAACTTCTCCAAGTTGATGAGGTCTTCCATCGACATGGAGAGCATCTCATCCTCAATCTTCTTCCTGAGACCTTCGTGTTCTTTCGTTTCTCTTTCCTTTGGCACATCGTATCCCATAACCCACAAAGGGGAGACCAGACACATGTCCGCAATCTTTTTAATGGATGAGGTCTTCATTGATTCAACATGACCATTCTCCCAGTCATAAAGGGTCGACTTCTTAACATCAAGGAGCTCGGCGAATTGTCTCAAAGACATGTCTCTCTCTTCTCTTAGAGCCTTGATGCGCTGGGAACAAGTTTTCATTTCTTCCAAGTTCATGACATTGCACCTCCAACTATATTATAAATGGCTCGTGCGATTTTTAAAATAAAAAATGCGAGATTTAAAACTTTTTAATTGACAAATCGGACAAGCGTGGTAAAATTAAACTGTCCGAAACAACGGACAGAAAGGAGCATATAAGCATGGCATTGAACAAACTCAAAGGCAAAATGAGAGAACTCGGCATCACAAATAAAGAAATGGCCGAAACTTTGAAGGTCTCTCCTTCTACCTTCTCCGCCAAATTAAATGGCAAATATGAGTTTTCTCGAAAAGAAATCTCTGTCATGGGAGACTTCATGAAATTATCGAAAGCTGAAATCGCCGACATTTTTTTCTAAAAAGTGTCCGAAAAAGTGAACGATTTATTAACAAGAAGTTAACCCAAAATGAACAAGGAGAGAACAACAAATGGAAGAAATTAAATCAATCTTCAACAAAGTCTTCTGGGGTCGCAAAGAGATAGTTCTCATCTTGACCACCTTCGGAGTCACGGAAAAGGCATCAATCCACACTTTCCAAGAACTTCGCAAAAATTACCTCAATATGCTTCAGGAGAACAACTACGTGAACCCAGGAGTCAGGGGAGTGCCGTCAGAGATGGTCAAATCCTATTGTCGCCGAGTGTTCCTTTTTGACCTCGACAAAGCAGTCAAGGAGCGTGGCAAATGAACTTCAAACTCTACCAAGGCAAGAGAGTGGCTTATCTCAAGAATCATGAGTATAAGACCGACCAACTCTTCCGACTTTTCTCCACAAGAAGTGCTCGCTACTTTGTCGACTATATCGGCAATGTTTACAGGCAAGACAAGAAGAGTCGGAAGATGACCAAGATGACCACATCCAAGAGCACCCCAAGAAGAAAAAGACCATCCGTCAAGATTCATGTCAACGGAGCCACAAGAAGGTTCTACATTGACACGTTGATGGCAAGGGCAATCTTCCCATCCTTAATAGAAATCAAGCCATCCAAAGTGGGTCACTTTGATGGCGACCAGTCCAACAACGACATCTCCAACATCTACTACGACATGACTCCTGACTCAGTTGATGAAGTCGTGAAAAGAATCTAATACAGAAAGGAAAGAAAAAGATGAAATTAAAAGACATCCCTCAGGAAGCATCCTTCCGAGAAATGAGTGAACAGCTTCCTCTTAAATGGCATAAAAGCACGAACCAAAAGGGAAGAAAAATCTTGTGTCTATGCGATGAAGAAGTGAGCCTTCATGGAGTGCCAGTCATTCTCCATCACTCCGTCTGGTTGGACGAAGACACCGAGGTCGTGGCTCTTAATTTCTAGAAAAGGAAAAAGAACAATGAAAATCACAAATGTAAAAATTGAAAACTTTAGAAACATCAAGTCAAGTGAGTTCGACTTGACACAAAGAACCGCCATCGTGGGAAAGAACCACATCGGTAAAACGAACACAATCCAAGCCATTTACTGGTTATTAACTGACACCCTTATTGATGGCTCGAACGAAGTCGACACCATCATCTCCCAGGACGAACCCAGAGCCACCGCAAGCGTGGAAATCACAACCGACACTGGAGATGTCATCAAGAAGACATACAAAGAGAAATGGGTCAAGACCAGAGGCAAGGAGAACGAAGAAACACTTCAAGGACATGAAACCACCTATTCCATCAACGGAACTCCTATCGCCAAAATCTCCGAAGCAAAACAAATCATCAATGAGAAACTGCTCAATTCCAAAACACTCGCAAACGAATATCAAATCGACCTTGCATCCGCTCTCTTGAATCCACTCTATTTGTTCGCACAAGTCGACTACAAGAAAGCGAGAGAGTTCATCTTCTCACTGGTCAAGGAAGTTAAGGATTCCGATGTCTTCAACGCTTATCCTCAATATATTCCCATCTCCACCGACTTGGAACTTCAAAACGGGAGAACCGACTACCTCTTGAAGAAATACGCAAATGACATCAAGAAGGACAAGGAAGAACTCGCAAAGCAGGAAACCCTTCTCGAGAACGCGACAGCGAAGATGGGCGAAAACGAAGTGACCGATGATGAACTCTTCCAAGCCCAGCAAACCAAGAACCGCATCAACAAGGCGATTTACGACTTACAAAATACACCTAACTCTTCGGTCGAATACGAAGAAGCCTGGAAGAGATATGAAAACGCAAGGAATCAACTCCAGGAAGTCAAGACTGCATGGTTCCATGAAGAGGAAACCAACAACACCGCCTTCCTCAACGAGAAGAATGGCATCCGCTACGAAATCTCTACTCTTCAAGGCAAAATCGAAAGCCAAAGAAAGCTGATTGATGAAGGCAAAAACGCCGAAGAAGAGTTAAGAAGAAAGATGAAACAAATCGAAGCTCAAATCCTAGAATGCGAGTCCAGAAGAAACACCCTTCTCGCCAACTACAAGGCAATCAAAGCAAGCCAGTTTGAAGAAGATTCCATCACGGATGTGGTCTGTCCTCAATGCGGATGTGTCTTGAATCAAGAAATCAAAGACAAGGCGAGAGCCGACTTCGAATCCGACAAGGCAAAGAGACTTCAACGCATCCAGGAACAGGGAACAGCTAACAACACCGAGATGAGTCGATTGAACGCGGAACTCGAAGAACTCAAGAACAAAGCGAGCAACAACACCTTCGTGGATGTGGACGCGATGGAACTCGAAATCTCCAAGCTCACACAGCAGAAGAACCAAAAGGAACAACTTCTCAACTCCATCACAAAGAAGGCCAATTCTCACCAACAAGAACTGGAAGAAGTCAAAGCCTTGGCCGACAAGCTCCTGGATGAAGCAAACACCGCCAAATCCGCTCAAGAACACTCAATTGAAGATAGAGTGGCATCTTATAAGGCAAGCGTTGCAGAAGAGCTCCAGAGCACCGAAAGCACACTCATGAAGAGAGTCTTCTGGAACAGCGCCAACGCGGACAAGAACAAGTGCATTGAAGAGAGAAAGAAACTCAACAAGCACCTTGGCGAATGCGAGCAAAAGCAAATCCTGGCAAAAGCCTTCTCCATCACTAAGCTCGAGATGATTAAGGATTCCACCAAGAAAGTGTTCCCAGACATCGACTTTGTCCTCTTCGAGAACAACATCAAGGAAGGCTCCTTCAATCAAGTCTGCTATCCGCTCATCAAGGGCAAAGAAACCCCCTTCGAGCATGGTTCAAACTCAGAAAGAATCTTAACCGGAATCGCCATAATTGAAGACATTCGAAAAGCGCTCGAACTTCCACAAATCCCGATTATCTTCGATGAAGGCGAGACACTCGATTCTCAGTCAATCAAAGAAATTGACACCACTTCCCAAGTCATCACAACCATTGTTCGCGATGACTTCGAAAAGCCACAAGTAGTCGCTTTATAAAAGCAGAAAGGAAAAGAAACAAAATGGCTGAACAATTAACCCCAGCACCGGTCTTCAAATCCGGTCTTCAAAAAGTCCAAGACACTTATGTCGCGTCCATCGCGAGCTCTCTCAAGAACTCCGGAATCGACATGACAAACTATCAAAAACAGTGCGTCATTCTCGCCATCCAAAAAATGCAAGACACCATCAACGCAAACAAGAACATTCACAAGTTCGAGGAACTTGACCAGAGTTCAATCTCTCAAACCTTGACTCAAGTCGCACTAATGGAAATTAACCTCGCCAGTTATCCTTCCGAAGGCTACCTTGCCATCAAGGGCGACAAAATGACAATTGCTCCCCAGGGCGAAGGATGGAGAACCTTGACCGAGAAGTTCGGAAGAGGAGTCAAGTCAATCTCTGAACCTTGGCTCGTTCGCGAAGGAGATGACTTCAAGATGCCTACTTTCAAAGGCAATGGTGGAAATCCCCCTGAATGGACTCCTGCCTTCCCACCCCATGGCAAAGTCGTTCTCGTTGTCTACGGAATCGAGAAGAATGATGGCTCCTGGCAATGGCTGTTCTCTTCCAGAGATGATGTCAAGAACAACCTCCTCGCTCACATTCAGAACAACCTCACAAAGGGCATGGATAAAGACTTGAACACCTACAATCAACTCATGAAGGAATGCGAGAACAAGACCTTGGATGAGATTCTTGACGACACTTCCATCTGCACAAGAGGAAAGGTCTCCCCTGCGTGGAGAAGTCCTTCTTCCAGAGAATTGATGATTGTCAGAAAAATGAAGAACAACGTCCTCAAAAATTATCCCAAAGACTACAAGACAACCATCATCGCCGATGCAGTCAACGACATCGCCAGGAACGAAGATGAAGGAACCATCATCGACTTGTCTCAAAACAAAGCCGATGAAGAAACACCCAAGAGAATCGACAAGGAAGTTGCATCCATCGCCTCTCCTAAAGTCGCCGACTTCGAGCAACCCAAGGCCACCAACAACGAGTTCGCTCAGAAAGCGAAGAAACAGGAAGAACCTAAGCAAGACGATGAGGAGCTCCCCTTCTAACTATGAGTGAGAACTCTCCAGAGGTCTTCTGCCTCGGAAGTTCATCATCCGGCAACAGCTACATCTTCAAGTTCTATGACCCAGCCGACCCCACCCACTTCCACCAAATCATGGTGGAAGCTGGGTTCCCCTATAAAGAACTCATCATGAGAGCCCTCAAAAACGGCGCTCCTAGTCCACTAGAAAGCGAAGCGCTACTTGTCACTCACTTGCACCATGACCACAGCGCAGGCGCCCACATTCTCAACGATAGAGGCATTCAGTGCTTTGCTTCCGAATCCACTCTCAAGGATTCCAAAGTCGACATCACTCCGAACCGATACAACACCCTTCACGACTGGCAACCAATATACATCGCACCTCAAGTCATGGTCTTGCCCTTCTACGTGGAACATGACGCTCCAGAATCGATGGGATTCATCATCCGCGATGAGATGAACGGAGACAACATTCTCTTCATCAATGACTCGAGAAGCGTGAAGCGTGACCTTTCATCCATTCCGATTGACCTTGCCTTTGTGGAATGCAACTACCTTGACCAATCTTTGCACATCGAATACAGCAAAGCCAAGAAGGAGAACGACATTCCACTGGTCAAGAGATATGAGAGAATCTACAACTCCCACATGGGTCTTTACGGAACGAGAAAGCTCCTGAAATCACTGAACTTGAGCAGATGTCGAGCCATATTCTTGATGCACCTAAGTGACAAGAACGCAAGAGAGTTCGAGATGAGAACTGCCATCGGACAGGACTTCCCAAACATCCCAATTTATATCTGTAAAAAATACGGCGGTTTCTCCTAAGAGACCGCCTCACTCGAAAGGAAAGAAAAGAAACATGCCAAAAGACAAATTGAAAGTTGAAGAGTTCGAGAGAAGATATACTTCCCTCGTTTCATACAAAATCATGATTGACAAAAAAACCATTGATGATGACTCCGAGAACTACCACATGGAGTTCATCATGGGCAATAAAGAGACAGCAATCAACACCTTCCAGTTTCTTGAAAAAGCTCTCGCAAACGAAATCCTTCTCAACAGCGACTTGAAACTCCGTGAAGGCTTCATTGCTCTCCAGGAATGCCAAGTCAGAGCTGGTCAGTCAGAGAACATCCTCTTCGCATCCGTCACGAACAAGAAAGGAGTGAACAAGCAATGAAAACACTCGGAAAGTTGATGATAGTCACTGAAGAACTGGTCGCAAAGGAGCCCTACGGCTTCCGAACTGCGACACATAAAATCCACCAAAAAGGAAGAATGACTGACCTCGACATGGTCAATCTCTATCACAAGCTCAAGCGTGACCCACGCTACAAAGCAGTCACGATGTATCGCGAAGTCATCTCCTACAATGTCGTCGACATGAACCACTACTACCAACACCCCAACAAGATTGAAGAGGTCGCCACATGGCGCTGAAGTTAACAGACAGAGAGCTCCTCTTTCTCTCGGAACTTGCCAAAGGCTGCACCTTAACGGCATCCATGCTGAGAGCTTCCATGGATAATTACATGGTGGCGAATCTCGTCACTCGAATGGATATGGAATCCGATGACAGGAAGAAGGCAAGAGATGCCATCAAAAAAAACGAAGAGGAAATAGCCAAGCTGAAAAAGAACACAATCGCTCCACGTGTGAGCAAGAAAACCACAACTAAGAAATGAAAGGAGACCACATGAAAGAATCATCCCAAATCTATGCCAGCGAATCATTTTTCAAAGTCTATGACTGGATGGTTCAAGAACTCGGTCTTGCTGGAAATGAGCTCCTTGTCTTCGCGGTCATTTATGACTACTCAACACGCTTCAACAACGTTCATCCAAGCCAAGATAATTTAAGTGCAAGAACAGGAGCAAACAGGAGAACAATTATAAGAGTTCTCCAGACCCTAAAAGATAGGAAACTCGTGACCGCAATCAAGGTCAACGGAACCGCCTCAGAATACACCATCACTGACAAAAAAGAGTGGCTAAAAAGATGTGACAAAATGTCACAAGAACAAGTGACAAAATGTCACAACCACCTAGGACAAAATGTCACACCCCCTGTGACAAAATGTCACACCCCCTGTGACAAAATGTCACACCCCCTACGACAAATTGTCACACCAAAAGAAGAATTAAAAGAAGAGGTAAAAGAAGAAGTAAAAGACAAGACGGGCGCGCACGCATGCGCGAGCGCTGACCCAGAAAAAAATCTCTCTCAAACCTCTACGGATTACGACACGGAATGCCTCAACATTTTCTGGAAACTCTATCCGGAAACTCGCAAGAAAACCATCGACTCAATTCGTGACGATTTCCTAGCCATTCCGAGCACCGAATATCCACTCCTTCTGACCGTTCTCCATCACAAACTTATCGACTCCGAACTGGGTGACGAATGGCGCCGACAAGATGGTCGATTCATTCCAGGGATTAAGAGATACCTTTCCGACCAATACTGGAAGCGAGAAGACAATCGTTGCCTTGAGATGTGGGAATACACACCAGAGGGAATCGAGATGAACAAATCCACTCCGGAAGACCTACAATCCCAACTCTCCCAAAACCTCAAGGAGCTCCGCATCCTATGAGTCCAGTTCCTGAGAAAACCGAAGGGCTACTTGCTGAGGCATGCCTTACTTGCTCAAAGAAGAAGACTTGTCTTGCATGGTGTGAGAAGGCTCTCCAAGAGTTCTCCGAAACCATAGATAGAGCTAAGAAAGAGAGTCAAAAGCTCCAACGTGGGGAACCAACAATCGCTAAAACACGCGAGACCCCCTCAAATCGAGGCGCTGAGCGCATTGAGAGAGAAAAACGAACAATTACACCCCTTGAAGCTTTGCAAGCCTTAGAGGGCATAAAACGAGAGCTTGAGCAAACCATTGAAGGACTCAAAGCCTTCATCAACATGAAATGACAATAAATCCCAACTCACATAAACTCCGGCGAGGCATAGCCTTGGCTCCCTACCTCGCCAAATCTTGAAAAGGAGAAACGCACGCACATGACAATTAAACAAATCTTGTCAATCCTTCTGGGAACATTCCTACTCTTCGCAGTGATGGTCTTAATCATCAACAGCAAGTCAAGGAGTCACATCTCCAGGAGACCAAAGAGAAGGAGACGAAACGATGATGAATGAAGCACTGGAAGCTGTTCTGTTTGTTCTCGGAGCCTTGCTCCTTCCGGTTGTCATCGTGTTCGCGTTCCAAAGAAAAAGAATCAAAGCGAGGAAACCGCATGGAAGAAAAAAGAACAAAAGCAAAAATCACAAATGAAGAAGCACTGACGGAGCTCATCAAAAACACCTTCGCCGAGCTTGAAATCAAGAAGAACGTGTTCGAGAAAATCGAAGTCACAAGAAAAAATGTGAAGAGAAAGGTGGTCTTCGGATTCCGAGACCATAGAAATGACTCGAGCGCCTATTGTGCCGAAAGTCTAGCGAATCATCTTTGCCTCTCATTCGACTGGGAAGAAAAAGACGCTGGCGGAGGTCGATTGAAAGTTGCCGATGATGAAGACTTAACTCCACAAATCATCGACTTCATCGACATGCACCTTGACCACCCATTAAGAAGATACGAAGTTAACGAACAGCTGAGTCTGTTTTGAAAGGAAAAAAAGAAAAATGAACGAAGAAACAATTGTCGGAAGAATTACACCCAACAGAGAGTTCGCTCTCCGAGCATTCAAGCGCATCCAAGACATGACAAAGACTTATGATGTGCCATGGAGAGTCATGAGAGAGAAAGAAGGAGTCCGTGAAATCTATCTCGGAAACAACATCAACATGACCCTTGTCGAAGAAGAACTTGGTGTTCGTGTTCTGAACGAGACCGAAACCGAGATGACATGCAACCGGATTTCAAAGGAAGAGATTCTTAACTTCGAGCCGGCACAAATTGCCGAGAACCTCTTCCGCATGAACCGCTCCTCGATTGATTACAAGGAAACAGCCAAGCGCATTGTGAAGGAGTTCCCTACCCTGGAGAGATACCAGCATAGTATCGAGAACGCTCTAAGAACTAGAACATGCAAAGGGTTGATGGGCTGGAGAAGTCTTATCTTCTTTCAAACCTTCACTTTCTTGAACATCGAGAACGTTTTCCAAGTCGACTGGGAAAAACTCTTGAATGAAAAGGCAAGCTCCTTCTTATCAAGAGTCATGGTTCTCGACTACTCGGTGTCGGAGTGGTCTATCGCCTACGCGTTAAAGTCAATCTTCTGCCATGACTATGCCGAGAAGTTCTTGGCCGAGCAAGAATACATCATCCAAGCCACTGACGAGGAGAACGAATAAAATGGACAAAGAGAAAATCACTGCTTTAAAAAACTTACTCAAAGAGTTTGACAAAATCATCGCCAGGAAGAAGGCAAATGTAGTCAAGAAGGAAGCCTTCAAAATCGAGATTGATGGGCAAGAATACAACAGCGAAGAAGAGATTCTCGAAGCGTATGGATGTGACATCATCTCTGAAGCGCAGAAGGACACAGCACTGGATAAATATCAAGCCTGGGAGAGTGGTTCCGTCAAGGATACCATCTCCTTGGAGCTCAAATATCTGAACAACATCCGCTGGAATCTCAACCAAGAATTACTTGAAGAGGAAGAGAGAAAATGATTGTCCCAATAGTATTTGAAAATGTTCAAGAGAAAGACCACGAAAGAACAGAAACTGAAAAGGCACAAGACAAAATTGATAGAATCAAACTCTTGTGTCTTGAGTTAGGCATAAAATGGTCGGAAATGGAAAACCCTGAAAAAGCCGAGACGGATATTCTTATCAAAATCCCTTATAGAAAATATCGTATCACGAAAAATCTTAAACAAAGAATCGAGGTGGAAGAATGAAAGGCAACCAATATCGAAAACTCCATCCAATGGATAAGTTCGCAAAGAAGTTCTATTGCCAGAACGCTAGGCGAAACCAGATAAGAGATGACAAACACTACCTTCGCAAAATTGTGCGAAGAGTCGGAAAGAAAGAAATAAAAGGAGAATTGGAACTGATATGAAATCAATTCTAATAAGTATTAAGCCCGAATGGGTAGCCAAAATCCTAAACGGCGAGAAGACAATCGAGATAAGGGGAGACGCTCCTAAATGCACGTTGCCGATTGACGTGTTCATCTACTGCACGAAAGGTAGCCAAACACTTGTTTATGAAGAACTGCCTAACACTGGGTTTGGTGGATATGAGGGGTATTCACTATTTAACGATAAAAGAAACATACCACAATATGCGGATTGTGATTTTCTAAATGGCAAAGTCGTTGCCAAGTTCCGCTTAGAAAAAATAAAAGCCTTCGGTTGTTCTACCTATATCCCAGAAGATGGAATAGTGTTGCCTCACAAGGTTAACCTTCGTCAAGAATACGACCCCTACATCGGTATTGCAGATGCAAAAAAGTGGGGGTGGGAAGAACCTAGACTAAAAGAAATCCTTAAAGCCTCATGCCTTACGGAAAAGGAACTTGCGCTGTATATTAGTGAGAAATCGGAGTTGTTCGGTGGCTTCGGCGCATGGTTCATCTCTGACCTAGAAATATTCGATGAGCCAAAGAAACTAAGCGACTTCGGATTAAAGAGAGCGCCTCAATCATGGTGCTATGTGGGAGAAGACGAAATGACCAAAAGTAAATTGATGAAGTATCCGAAAAAGTATCTTGTCGGATTGCTTACAATGGAGAAAGATGATGCCGAGTTCAAAAACCTCATGAAGAAAAAGAAAGAGCTGATTATAGAAAACTACATAGATGTTCTTTCTGTCCTTGTGGAAGAAGACCAATTGAACGTATGAAAACAATTACACTCGTTCTCCAGGACAATGGAGACATAGCCATCTACGAAGGCGACAAGCGTGTCTATTATCGCAAATACTGGATGGGCGAATCCCTGGAAGAAAACAAACAAGAAGCACTTGAGTTCCTCGAGAAAACCTATGGAAAAGACTATACTTTGGCACCTCTTTACGCGGACATGGGAGAAAGAGGCTATATCTTCAGCATCAACTAGGCACCACTTGCAACAAATTATTCCCATAAATCCGCCACTTTCTAGGCACCGAAGCTTTCAAAATTAGACTTAACTTGTGACTTACTTGATAATGAACGAGCAATCATTCGTGATTGTCTCGTTCTTTTTCTTTCTAGGAAGAAGGGGGATGGATGTTTCTCTCTTCTTCCGACGAGTGTTTTGATGCCACGCGTGGAGTCCTCCTATTTCTTCCATACTCCACGGAGAGATAACAGAGCTCCCTTGTCTCTTGCCTTGATAAGCTCATCACATACACACAAAAGCCATTAAGGGTTTTACACCTGACCTTGTCGCGTTTTCTCTCTTGGACGCGAGGGAGCTCACTTATTCAAATAACCAAAGAGAACCAGCACAAGGAGACCGCATCATGATTGACTACAACGAAGAACAAGAAGAACGAGAGAATCCATCCGACAACCAGGAAGACAAGACAACCCATTCCGGAGAGAAAAAGAAAGGAGATTCGAGACTCATGTTAAGAATTGCAAAGTGGTTTTTCTTCATCCTCGTGCTTCTTATTATTGCCATTTATGTGGCTTTCTTTCTCTGGAGTGCTATCGGTGGCGCATCCGCTCCAAAGGGTGTTCACTACTTCTTCCCATGGCTACCAATTGAGTGAGGTCTAAGCTATGCCGTCAAAGTATGGAGAGAAGGTCGACAAGTTCTATCGGTCGACCAAATGGAAGAAGTGTCGCCTTGCTATGATTGCCGAAGCTCGTGGCATCTGTCAACGATGCCATAAGAACCCAGGAACCGAAGTCCACCACATCATCCCAGTCACTGACGAGAACGTCGACGACCCAACAATCGCACTGGGCAAAGATAACTTGATGGTGCTTTGCAAATCTTGCCACGATTCCATTCGTTCTGTCGATGAAACTGGCAAGATTGTGGAGTTCGATGAAAACGGAAACGTGACAATAAGTGACCCTCAAGGGATACCCCCCCAGGGGTCAAAGTGAGAAAAAGCGCCTAAAAAATACCGGCGCCTCACACGAATTATATATATGACCGACTTTCCGAAATCTTTCGCCACTTTTGTTCGATATTTCAAGCAAATGGCGACCACTTGAGGGAAGTTGTGAGCAGTTATCGGATTTTATACAAAGAAAAGGGAGATTGACTATGGGCGGAAGAAAAGCAAAGCCAGCTGAAATGTATGACCAAAAAAAAGCGAAGAAATCCAACGCTTTTTTAGAGGCGAGAAAGAACACCGAGAACCGATTGAAGACTGACAACAATCTATCGTGCCCAAAGGAGCTCTCCGCAGTCGCCCAGAAAGAGTGGCGAAGGGTTATGAGACTCTATCGCAAAATGGATGCCAAAATCATGAACGACTTGGATATATCCGCATTGTCAATGTATTGCGAGGCGGTCGCCATGTGGAAGGAAGCACAAGCGCAGTGGAAGGCATGCGGAAAGGTTTTCTCTGAAGACAAAGACGAGCAGAGAACACTCAACAAAGTCCGAACTATTATGAATGAGCAAGTCAAGGTGGTCATTTCTCTCGCCGAACAGCTTTGCCTCTCGCCAGTTGGAAGAGCAAGATTCGGAATCGGCATCGCGAACAAGAGCAAAGAAGAGCAAGAGCTCGAAGGACTCAAGGAGTTGATGAGCGGAGACTAAGGGAGAGCTCTCATGAATTACACTCGCGAATATATCGACAAAATCCAAAGAGGGGAAATCATCGTTTCAAAGAGAGTCGCGAAGTGGTATCTAGACCACATACTTCCCATCATTGATGGCAAGTCAGACAAATACACTTTTAAAGAAGCGAAAGGCGAAAAGTTCATCAAGTTCGTCGAGGGCTTTTGTAAGCAATCAAAGGGAAAGTGGGCAGGGAAGCCCTTCGAGTTGTTGCTGTTCCAAAAAGCAAAATGGCAAGCGATATTCGGAATCGTTCACAAAGACACTGGACTGAGACGCTTCCAGGAAATCTTCGACCTACGTGGAAGAAAGAACGGAAAGACATCCGAGCACGCATGCCTTGGACTTTACTTGACCATGGTCGAGAAAGGCGCCGAGATTTATGTGTCAGCAACAACCAGAGCGCAAGCGTTGAGAACCTGGGAAGAGAGTCAGTCGATTCTCGACCAAAGCGCCACGCTCTCCAAGTGCATGAAATACAAGGTCTTTCCTCAACCGACAATCTACACCACAAAGGGCTACTCGGCAATTCCGAGCAACTACAAAGTGCTCTCAAAGAACGTCAAGACATTCGATGGTTTGAACGCTTCAGGAGCTTTGATAGATGAGATTCACGAGTTGCCTCGTTCGATTTATGACATTTTAAAACAATCAATGACAGCAAGAGAAGAACCCCTTCTCTCGATGATTTCAACTGCTGGATTTCAGCGTGGCCAGTTGTTCGATGATGAATACGAGTATGCGGTCAAAGTCATCGACAACCTCGTGAACGATGACACGCTCTTTCCGTTGCTTTATGAACTCGACGACCCAAATGAAGTGGCGGATGAAGAGTGCTGGATAAAAGCGAATCCTGGAATTGATGTCATCAAAGACAGGGATAAGCTCCGCCAGAATGTTATTAGAATGCAATCTGACGCGAACTTTGGACTTTCGGTCAAGATTAAAGACTTCAACATTATCGGTGTGCAAAGACAAGTGTGGCTGACCGCACAAGAAATCAACAACGGAGAGTGGGGGCTTTACTCCAAGGAAGAAGTCGGCGAGTGGGGCACTCCAAAGTGGTGGGATTTCGTGAAGAAGTTCAACAATCAAATCACGATTCTCGGCTATGACTTATCAATGAGTCTCGACATGAGTTCCGTGTCAGTTCTGCTCTTCGATGGCGCGAGAGATTCCATCATCCTGTTGCCGATGTTCTTCATCACTGAGAGCTTCTTGGAATCGGAAGACTGCATCACGTCCAAGGTTCCGTTCCGCCAGTGGGTTGACCGCGGACTCATCCGAATCGCTGGAAGGGAAAGGGTCAACTACAACGCCATCGTGTCATATATCTCAGAAGAGCTTCCGAGTCAGTTTGGATATGTGTATCAATTCATTGCCTACGACCCATGGAACTCTTCCATGGTGGTGGATGCTCTCGACCTTAGAGGATACTCCGAGAAGTATGTTCAAAGCGCAGTCCGCCAAGGTCGCCAAACCTTGTCGGAGCCTTGCAAAGAGTTTCTTGTCAGAATGCGTGAAAAGCGCATCACATACCTTGGAAACCCTGTGATGAAGTGGCAACTCTCCAACGTTGAAATGGAACCGGACATCAACGGAAACATCATGCCGAAAAAGGTCAACGATAAGAGAGAGAAGAAGATTGATGGATTCATGGCATCACTTAACGCTCTCGTGAAGTTCCTGGATGAGCCATCGAGCTACATGAACCAGTATCCGCTCGGAAAGCCAGAGAGCGAAAAATAATGACTTTCGACATGCCATAATTCGAAAATAGAGACGATATAAAACACCAAAGAAAGGAGAGACTGCCGACATGGGAATCTGGTCAAATCTTGTCAAAATCTTCACAGGCAAAAAAAACAACAAAGCAGTCGGAAGTTCTTTCCAGACTCTAATCACGCTCAATCCCTTCGGAGCTGACACCAAGGCGAATGAGAAAGCAAACGCAACATACGAGAGCTGTATTTCCCTTTATGTCCGCGTTTTAAGCAAATTAAAGCCGATGGTGTTCTTCGAAAAAAACCAGGATAAGGACTATCCAAACATCGACTATCTTCTTAGATTCCAACCGAATCCGACGCAAAATGCCATCAACTTCTGGCGCCAGGTCATTGATAGCTACTACACCTCAAACCTCGCATTCATCTGGATTGACCGCGACTTGAGAAAGGTCAAACTCGATGAACAAGTTCGCGCTTTATACGCTTTAGACATCGCCGATGTCAATTTCCAGGTTGCTGTCGATGAAAGCACCTCGGCACCAGTTGAGACTTTTTTATTCAATCTCAATGGCGTTCAAAAAGCAGTCAAAGCCGATGACATGATAGTTCTCGCGAGAAGACCTACAATCGCCAATCCTTATGCCTCAAACAACGAGGCACTGAAGAAAATCGTTCAACTGGTCGAGGACAACTTCACAGGTTTAACAAAATCCATCAAGGACGCTGGAATCGTGCGCTTCATCGCCACTTCAACGCGTGTCTTAAATGAAGACCAAAGAAGAGAACGTCAAGAACGATTGAATCAACTCATCTCAGAAGTGGGAGCCAACGGAGCTCTTTATTCTGACGCAAGTGAAGGCATCGTTCCCATCAACTCCAACAATCAATGGACTGGCACCGACAAAGTCACTCCATTCATTGACCAAATATACACTTACTTCGGTGTCAGCAAATCCATTGTTGATGGAACCGCAACGGATGACCAATACAACAACTGGGTCGAGACTTCCGTTGACCCCTTCGCCGATGAGCTAGGAGTTGAGCTATCTCTGAAGCTCTTATCAAGAAAGGCAATCGCCGGCGGTCGAATAATCGTCGTGGATACGAGATACCTCTTCACTGCATCCCAGGCGCACCGATTGCAAGCCGGACAGCTACTCGTTCAATCCGGATACTACTATACCAACGACATTCGACGTCTTGCTGGAGTCGACCCTCTTCCCCCTGAAGAGAACATTCTCATTAAGAGACTTGATAGACTTCCGCAAGATGAAAACATAGACAACAATCCGACTCCAGATGAAGAGAGTCAGGAAGGAGACCAAAACAATGAATAAAAACCCTTTTGAAAGAAAAGACAGAGAAATCCGCCTTCTCGATTTAGCTCTCAAAGCAAGAGAAGAAGCTCAAAACGTCGATGATGCTTTCTATCACGTCGAAGGAAAACCTGTCACTTTTGGAGAAGAGACAGTCCTCTATCCTGGCTCTATGACAGGACTCGGATATGACATCAAAGAAGTCATCGAAAGAGATTCGTTTGAAGGAACCGACATGACCGACGTTGTTCTCAACGTCAATCACGGAGACGGCAACTTCGCAGTCGCTAGAACAAGAAACAAATCTCTTGAATTAGAAGTCCGTGAGGATGGCGTCTACTTCAAAGCCAAACTCCCCAAGGACAACGAGAGATGCGCTCAGTTCTACAAGGATGTCCGCGATGGACTTCTCGATAGAATGTCCTTCGCCTTCACGACCTCTCAAGAAGCCTATGACGAGGACAATCACTGCTTCCATGTTCAGAAAGTCCGCAAATTATATGATGTCTCCGCGGTGGAGTTCCCCGCGTATGATAACACCTCAATTAGTGCTGTTCGTTCCGTTGACTTGGAGAAGTTAAAGGATGAGTTGGAGAACCGCAAGAACGCGCTCGAGGTCGAGAAGAAGAGACAAGCCCTTCTCGATAAAATCAAAGGCTTGCTAGACTCTGGAGAGAGTCACTAAAAACGAAAGGAGAACCATTCATGAATTATCGTGAATTGATTCAAGCCTTAAACGAGGCACTCCTTGCCTTGGAAAACGAGGAAAAAGCATCAAAGGAAAGACTTTCTCAGATTCAAAACGAATTAAAAGAAGCCGATGAAAAAGGCATTGAAGAGAGAACTCTCGAAGTCTCCAATCTTGAGAAACGCCTTGCTGAAATTGCAACCGAAAAAGATTCCAAGACTAAGGAAAGAGACAGCTTGATTGAGAAAGAACAGAGCGAACTCGAGCAAGCAAAGAAAAATGATGTCGCTCAAAGAAAGGAAAAACCCAAAATGTTAACCAGAAGAGAATCTCAAATCACTTTATTCGGTATGGCTCTTAGAAATAAGCCCATCACTGAAGAAACCATCAAGGAGAGAGCCCTTGACACTTCCTTGACTACAACTGCCACCACCTTCGTCCAGGCAACCGCCAATGCCGATGGTGTCAACAATGGCGGTCAGCTTATCCCCACCTTAATTGTCTTAGATTTATTGAGAGAAGACGGAGCTTTATCTCCTATTCTCGCTGACTTAATCCCCACTTACATTAAAGGCGCTGTCGCTCTTCCTTATAGAGCTTCCAGAACCAAAGCCCAAGTCAAGACTGAAGGCTCTGACGTCGCCGATGCCCAATGGGAATGGAGCAGACTCAACCTTGTTGTCGGCAACTTACAGACTCAACTCGTTGTCACTGATGAATTAAATAACATGACCGACTTCGACCTTGGCTCCTATGTGCTCCAAACCTTAGAAGCTGACTTCTCCGAAGACTGGGGTGGCGAAGTTATTTATGGCACTGGCTTAAATGGCCACATCTCTGGCATCACTGCTGGAGTGACTGCTTCCACCTACTCCGCTGGTGGCGAACTCGCCGTCATTGAAACCTTAATCAAAGGCTTGACTGGCAAATATAGAAGAAGAGCTAAGCTCTATCTCTCCCAGACTGCCTATGACGGAGTCGCCTTCTCCAAAGATAGTCACGGCGATTATGTCATTCCCATTGTCAACAACCCTGAAGGTATCCGTTTCATCGCCAATGCTCCTGTTGAAGCCGATGAAAATCTTGTCGCTGGCGACATCATCTTCGGCGACGTTGGAAGATTCTTCAAAGTCAACTTCATGGCGCCTATGCACTTCGAGACCGAAAGAAGCGCCACTAAGGGAACCACCACTTATGTGGTCAATCAACAGGCTTCTGCCAAGGCTGTCCCTGGCGCCTTCAAATACGCTAAACTTTCCGCCTAATTTAGGCAAATAAAACCAACTAAAAACTAATTGAAAAAAAGGAGACACGCAATGAAAGCAACCGCAATTCTAACAATTCAAGAAGTTCGAAACGCGCTTGACCTTGAGACCGATTCCATATCCAATGGAGAAGCTCAAGAACTTTCCCAGCGTGTCTCCGATTTCATTCTTCGCAGAACCGGCAAGAACTGGGGTCAAAGTTCCTCTATTGCCAAAGTATGCGCTGAGTTCGTGGCGATTGACATGTATTATCGCTCCGCCGACCACCAGAAGACCATTGACATGTATCTGGCCGACCTTATCGACATAGCACACGAAGAGAAGGGAGAAGAGCAAGATGGAACGACTCGATAGAAAAATTAGAATCTACCACGCCGAAGAAATCAACTCTGTCTCCGGTCTTGTTAGGGTAAAACACTACTACAACGCTGATGAAGAAGAGATGTTCAAGTGCTCGTTCAGAGAGCTCTCGGCGAATGAAATCATTCGAAATCGAGAGGCTTCCATCGAGTCCACTTGCCAGTTCAAAATCAATCGGCGACCGGTTAAAGCTGGCGACTTCATTGAGTTTGAAAGACCGCTCTTCGGATTGAAGACATACTCAATCACGAGCGTGGATGCCTATGACGATAAAGGGCGGACAAGATATGTGCTCAGGGCGCTCGAAATCGAGCCAGGAGCCTTCGACAAAGTGAGGTGGGGCTTATGACATGGCAAGAGTTTGAAAACGTCGTCTATGCCGACTTTAGAGGGGTTCTTGAGGCGAAGGGCTTCATCAATGGAGACACAACTTCTCAAGAAGTCTTGTCTAAGGCAAGAAAAACTCCCTTCTTCCGTTCCGTCAATAACGTGGAGCAAACGCAAACAAAGACATGTCTCATCTACGACGTCACGAACTTTAATGGACGGCACTGGGCGGACAATCAAGTCACCGATGTGGATGTCATCTTTGGTCTTGATATAGTGACTCCTGACTCACTTGAGAACCAAAGATTCCAACAGATAAGAACAGACCTTGAGGAAGCCTTCGAGAACACCGAATGGCGCCTTGTCTACGACTCCACCTTCTATGATTACAATTCTAAGAAGAGCGTGGTCACTTACACCGCGAGAAAGGTCTTCAAAAAATGAACAACGCAAAAACCATAAGTCTTGACGAGTTAGGCGAACAAGTCGCCGACATTATCGAGAAATATGGAGTTGCCGTGGCTTCTAACCTAGCGGATGTTGTCGGCGAAGTCGCTGAAGACTTCAAGAGCGACATTCCCCAGGAGATGTCAACAACCGGAATCGGTCGAACTCCTAATCATCGCCACCACTTGGTGGATTCTTGGAGAGCGACACCAATTGTCGACACAGCCACGGAAAAAGTTGTCCGAGTTCATGCTATCAACGGAAAATATCGAATCGTCCACCTTCTGGAGAATGACCACCTGACCAAGTCAGGGGGAACCTTCCAGGGTCGCCACTTCTTGCAACACCTCATTGACAAGTATTCTCCCATCATGGAGACCAAAGTCAAGCAAACAATAGCCAAAGGAGAAGGCTTATGAAATCTCCAAAAAGAAAGGAAAATAAAAAATGCCTACTACAGCAAACAAAGTCAAGTTTGGACTTTCTAACGTCCACTATGCCGTGGTCACAGAAGGCACTACTCCCACCTTCGGAGAATGGAAGAGCCTTCCCACCGCGATTTCTCTTAATGTCTCCGAGAATAGCAACACTTCCGCTCAATATGCGGATGACCAAGTCATTTATGTCGCAACCTCTACCACATCGACCACCTTAGGACTCGAGATGAGCGTTGTCTCTGACGAGTTCAAGAAGGATGTTCTCGGCTACTTAGAGAGCACCAGAGGCGGACTTGTTCAAGTCGTCAACGATGTCAAGAAAAAGATTGCCCTCGGCTTCGAGGTCAAAGGCGATGCCAAACACGCAAGACATGTCTTCTTTATCTGTGAAGTCAACTCCATTGATGAGGGAGACCACTCCACCAACACCGAGAGCGTCACTTTTGCAAATGACACCATCAACTTGACCGCTTATCCTGTTCAACTCGCAAACGGCAAGTTCGCTATCAAAGAGCGCATTGATGAAGGTCAGAGCGGATATGCGACTCTCTTCACAAATGCCTTCACTCTTCCCACCTTTACCGCTTAATTGATGAAAGGAAAGAAAGAACGATGACTGAATCAAAAGTGATTAAATACAAAGACACCAAAGGCGAAGAAAAAGAGCTCGTTCTCTTCAATTCCGTGAGAGCTGTCGTCACTTACAATCAAGCCTTCGGAGAACAAATCTTCGACGCTTTGGAAAAGAGTGATAAAGACATTCTAATCGGAATCAAACTCGCCTACGCACTGGCAAAGCCTTGCCTGTTCGGAAAAGTGTCTTTTGAAGAGTTCTGCGACACTATTCCCTTTGACGCTTTGGTTCCCATCTCGCAAGAGGTGGTTCCCTTCATCGCTGAAGTGTTTCAAAACGAATCAAAGGAAATCGCAGACACAAAAAACTTGTAGAGCCAGAGTCAAAAGCTCTGGCTTCTTATTCAAAAGAAACCAAAAGTGAGAACGAAATCAAAAGCGAGGAAGAAATCCACCAGGAAAGAATCCATCATCACTTCATGGCGATAGACATCATCTTATCTGCAAAAGAGATGGGCTTCTCCCTGGATGAATTAGAAGAGATTTCTTATATCACTTTTTGGAAGATGTGCTTCCGCTGGTTCGGAAATCCTATTCCATCAAGACAAGAGAAAAAAGCACTTGTCAGGATTGCCACCCAAGCGGACATGGATAGACTTTAATTAAAAGAAAGGAACCACGCAAAATGGCTGAAAATGTTAAAGGATTAAACATTGAAATCGGACTTGACACGACTCAACTTGAGCGTGGTCTTTCTAATGTTAAAAACGACTTAAAGGCGAACGGACAGGAGCTCAAGAAAGTCAACAAGAACATGAAGTTTGACATCACTCCCATCAACTCCATGCAGAAGAAGTTCGACCTTCTCCGCCAAAGAATCAAGCTCTTAAATGAGCAACTGGCCAAAGAGAAGAACATCCTCGCCCAGATGAAGGAAGCAAGCGAGAAAGGCTTGATTCCGGAAAGCAAACTTCAGAAACAAGTCCAACAAGTCCAGCGCTTGAACGACGAACTTGAGACCACCTCAATGGAAGCCAAGAAAGTCGAACATGACATGGGTCAAATGAGTGATAAAGGGTCGAAAAATATCGGCCAAATGGCTTCCAACATTAAGAGCAAAGTCGCGATTGTGGTTGCAGCTATCGCCGCAGTCATTAAGACAGCAACGTCCGCCGTGACAACTGCAAGCGACATCCGTGAGGAAGCGAACGAAGCTGGCATCGCGATGGAATCTTTCCAAAGACTTGCCAACGCTGGTCAAATGCTGGGTGTGTCGCAAAACTCCGTGAAGAAGTCACTCCTTGAAGTCAACGGAGTGCTCTCTGACATCGCCGGTCATAACTCAACTGAAGCCACGAAAACTCTCGAACGTCTTGGACTTAACTTGCAAGAACTCTCTGAGATGGGAACCGAGGGCGCCTTCTACGAGATTATCAACGCTTTGAATCAAGTCGAAGATAAGAACCAGAAACTCAACTATGCAACCCAAATCTTCGGCCAAAGATATGCCACCGCCATTCTTCCGATGATTGAGAAGGGGTCAGAAGCAGTCAAAGACCTCGCTGACAACGCAGAAGGAATCTGGACGGAAGAGCAAGCGGATGTGTCCGCCGACATCGCAAACACGATGGGAGACATCAAGAACGATTTCTTGATTTTGGTTGCAGACCTTCTTCCTAATTTGAAAGAGTTCTTTGAAAGATTGCATACTCTTTTGACAGGTAAACTCGCGCCTCTCATTGAAAAATTGATGAACTTTGTCGGAGAAACTCTCTTGAATGTTATTGACGCCCTCGAAATCATCTTTGAGAGGCTCGAACCGATTCTCACTCTTTTGAGCCCTTTGTTAGAGGTTATTGACAGAATCGCCAAAATCTTGAACAAACTCTTGGAGCACGATATTCTCTTAAACTTATTGAGCAAGCTTGCGGACTTCTTAGATAAAGTATTCGGCTTAAAAGAGGACGGAAATAATGGCTTTCCAACGCCAAGCCTCTCCGAAGGAATCCCGGCATCTGGCCAAGAACACAACTTTGCGAATGGGTATGACTGGAAAGACGATAAAGGAAACTGGCATATGGGAACTCGTTTAAGAAATAACGCTCAAGCCTCAACCGGTGGCAACACCTACAATGTGACTATTTACACAACCGCTTCCCACTTCTCAATTGATGAGATTGACGAAGAAATCGGAAGACAAATCTAAACGAACAGAGAGGAGAATCGAAGATGAGAACTTACTCACTCGCAATCACTGCAAACAAAGCCTACGTGGAGAACAACACCGAGGTGGAGAGAGAGTGGAATATGGCTCTCACATCCGCTTCTCCTTTTACTTTGAATAGAAGCTACTCCCAGAACGCAAGCTACATCAACAACAATGATTTTGGATTTAGCCAGACTAAACTCGAACCGGCAAGAAGAACACTGACCGGAAATATCATTTTCAAAGGCACCGCCCTGAAAAAGGCAGAAGCACTCATGCAAGAGTTCATCGCCTTCTCTTCGGAACCTGAAATCGACTTTGATTTGTTCGAATCAACTGACGCACACAGGGTGACAAAGGCAAGCCTTGAGAAATACTTCCAGAGGAAAATCTTGAAGAGCACCAACAGCGACACAGGGAAGACTTTATTCTGTTATGTGACCGCCATCTCTCTTTCAAAAATCCAAAGAATGGGAGCTGACATCATCGCAACTCTCACAATGGTGGCGACTTCGTTGTGGCTTGAAGAAATCAACTACACCAAGAACACAAGCGATGCATTGACTTTCCAAGTGCAAACCGAAGCGCCGACCGAAGTCTCCTTCTGGTTCTTCTATGGAAATATCGGAACATCCGCTGTCAATCTTAAATGGAGTCAAGACAAGACTTCTCATCTCGCCACCTATAGCCCACTAGGAACGAAGAGACTCAGTTTCGCTGTCAAGGAGCAAAGCGCCTTCGTTGGTAATGTTCGCGGTGTTGATGTGTGTCTCTATGGCTCTGGCACTTCACTTCCGACATATTATCCGGCTTACTCAAGAATGAGCTTCGCGGATGGATATTTTACAAAGTGCATTGTTGAAAATGGCGATGTCGTGACCGCAGAGACCATCGACATCACGATTTTGTATCTTTGTTATTACAGGAAATACTGGAGCGATTAACATGGCTTTATTCTTCAAAAAGCAAAATAATTTTGCATTTTACAGCGCTGTCGAATCACTTTCAAAGAAGGTCAACTTTGATGTGTCAGGCGGTTCCAAAAGCCTTGTTGTCGTTGATTCTAAAAGCTATCCAGCGCAAAATATCGGACTCAATGATGTTGTTGTCTTAAGCACTGAAGAACTGCGTGGAACACCATTCCAGGGAACTGGATTCGGTGGATTCATCATCGGCAAGACCGACAACGGAACTGAGACGTCCTTCACGTTCAAGGACTTTTATTCTTATATTGCATCGCTCCAAATGGCGACCAAGCCGAACAATGAAAGTGCTCAACTCATATCCGTGGAGAGGCAACTCGAAATCCAGATGAACTCTCTCTTGAATCATCTTCCGAGCTTTCTTCACATGAACATCACAAACCGCAACACCAGCGGACTCGCTCTCTTGAGAGAAAGCGACCAGAACCCAGTCATGGGCGACTACTTGAACAACATCAACCGAGTCCATGACATCGCGTTGAGAGTTGTTGTCTCCTTAACTGCAGAGAATGGTCTTTATGTAAGCATTACAAACCCATCGAGAACTAGCGTGACCCTCTCCTTGAGGGATTCCTTCATCAAAGACACCTCAATCGACTATGGCTCGGATGAGTCGCCAACAACACTCATCTGCTATCCCAAGGCGGAGAACACTCTCCACACGGAAACATATTTTTACTTCTTGCAATCCGATGGAACTATCTCGACAAGCTCTGCGGATGAGCAAAGGCCGGCAAGACTTGAGGTGTTCTACTACGATGACTGGCAATTCGAAGACGGCGACATTCCACCCCTTGCCAAAGCAAAGGAAGTCTTCGCAGAGACCGAAGAAGAACAACAAATCATCGCGAACATCGATAAGAACAACTATATCCCCCTGGAGAGTTTCGAACCCTTCAAAAAGGGGATTGTATATCCCTACAAGGGAAACGACCCAATTGAGACTACATTGACTTCCGTTTCCTTCGTTTCAAAGGATTCCGTGTCGGTCACGTTTGGCTATTATAGAAGCTCATTGACAGGAAAAATCAAGCGCCTATTGAGCAAGTAAAGAAAGGAGAAAGAACCATGATAATTCATGTCAAAGCTAAAGAATCCCATCTCATCAACGAAGAAGCGTTCTTGATTCCTTCCCAGAGCTCCGAGGACAGCGTTTCTGTAGCATTCAAGACTTCTAAGGAGTGGGAAAGGTATCCAGTAAAGAAAGCCTTCTTCTCTTATCGTGAAAGCGCGGAAATCGAAGTCACGCTTGATGAGAACATGACCGCGCTCGTGCCCGAGTTCGTTCTCGCTCGGCCTGGATTCAAAGTCCGCCTTCGTGGCGAGAACAGCAAGAAAGAAGTCTTCCAGAGCGACATCCTGACGCTCTCGGTGGTCTTCTAAAATTAGTCATTTTATTTCACTTTATAGCAGTTAACAAAGAAAGGAGAAAAGTGAACAATGAGAACAATCAATTTAACAATTGAAAAGCAGACCTTGACCCTTGATTCACTCGAGAGCCTTCCAGTTCAGGGGAGTGACAACTCTGTCAAACTGGCTTTTGCTTTCGATGATTCATGGGAATCTTATCCGACTAGACGTGCTTATTTTCAGTATCATTTCTCGAACTGGAAATACGTGGAACTTTCCAACGACAATGAAGTCCTAGTTCCTCGCGAGTTCTTGGCAAAGCCTGGATTCAAAGTCATGATTCGTGGCTATGCTCAGAACGGAGCTATCATGGCGACAAATATCGAGAATATCCCTGTCGAGTTTGCTCCCTCTCTTGCGGATTCCACCGCAGTTGTCCCTGTGGCAATTCGAAGTGGAGATGATGCGATTTCCGTTGAACAAGAAGGCGATATCGTCACAATCTCTCTCAATGATGAGTTCGAATCCAACAAGTTTATTTCTGACTATACCATCCGCGGAACAGCTCAAGGCGAAATCATCTTCCTAGATGGAGTGCTTCTCGGAACCACCGAGAAGAGCTTTGCCGACTTCAAGTCTATTTATAACCAAATCGTTATTCCCTACGAGTTCACAATCGGAGCCACAACTTATCACGACACTTTAGTGGCCACCGAGACAAGATACAACGCTCAAAATGCCTACTATGTCGCCGACCTTCTTCCTTTAGGTCAAAACTACACCGCCATCGTGACCATCTATCTGGATGAAACCAGCGTCAAGGCGGTCATTGCATGCCTTCCCTTTACTCTCAACAATTCCTTCGACAATGCCCCCACAAGTGGCTCCACAAAGCTCGTAAATAGTGGGGCGGTATATTCTGCCATTGAAAGTGCCAAAGAGCTCCTACGGGCTTATTCTGACGCGAATCTCGCCACTGCGAAGAGTTATGCGGACGGCTTACTTGTTGAAGGCAAACAATACACCGACACGAAATATAATTCTTTGGTCGGAATCATTACTCACGAAACTGAAGTGATGGAAGCTCGAATCACGCAAGCCATCACTCAAATGCAAAACCAAGTCAATGCCTCAATCACTGGAATGGAGACCACCATTCAAGGCGAGTTGACAGCACTTGACCAGAGAGTTGATGAAGCTATCTCCACGATGAACACTACCATCTCCACATCTCTCACGAATATGGAGTCCACGATTCAGCAAGAACTGGCAAATCTCGACACGAGATTCAGCACCTTGCAAACTCAACTCGAGGGAAGAATCACAACTTTGTCGAACCAAATCGACTCCCAGTTCTCCACTTTGCAGACCCAGTTGGAAGGAAGAATCGACACACTTGAAGGGGAAGTCGATAATAAACTTTCCGAAGCCGATGAAGCAATCGCAATTTTGAACGGATATAATGAGAGACTTACAAAAGTCGAGGGAACTTATGTCACGAAATTAGAGCTTTACGAAGCCTTAAAGCGTGGTGAGATTTCGAGTGAAGTCGAGAAAGTCTACACTTCCGAGATTAACTACATCACGGATAATTTAATGCCCAGTGGCAAAGTCACGAAGATTATTGGCAAAACCGAGAAGAGCGAGAACTTGATTGAAACCCTTGATTTTGCAGAACAAACTATCAATGGTGTTAGATATAAAATCGAGGGTGGTTGGCTTGTTTTAAATGGCTCTAATACTTTAGGTGAAGAGTTTTCTTTTCACATTCCAAATGTAATCAAATCACAAGTTGATACAATGGATACATCTAAATATTCTCTCAAATGGTTTACTCAAAATTATGTGAATAACTCTAGCGTTATTGGATTAAATGAAAATTACTACAACTATATTGAACGTAGTGGTTTGACAACTGCTTCAGATGGGGTAGCTATTGGAACAAAAATTGGTATAAGAATTCAACCAAATGCCTCTTTTAACAATATGAGAGTTGCTCCAATGCTCGTTCAAGGTTCTGTCGCTCCTACCACTTGGAGTCAAGGCTACGATGGCTTAAAGCACACCCACATCACTGGGTTAAAGACTACGAAAACTAATTTACTAAATATTCCAAATGGGACATATGATAACACTTCGCAAGCACAAGAGTATTTATTGCCAAATGCCGTTATCTTAGAGGCTGGAACTTACACATTCAGTTTAAATTGTGTGTCTTATTATGCAACCGATGATAGACTTCAAGTTAATCAATATGACTTAAATGGAGTTCTTCTTTCAGACACAGTTTTACATCCAAGAACTGGAATGACCACATATAGTTTCACTTTGTCAGAACAAAGCAAAGTCAATTTTAGAGTGGTAGCGTTTGGTTTAAGGTCAACAATCTATAATGAAATTATGCTTAATTTTGGCGATACCGCTTTGCCTTTTACTCCCTACGAAGAAGACACGCTTGAAATTGAGTTTGAGGGAAATGAATGGGACTATGTTGATGTGGAAGAAGGGAAGAGATATGAGGAGTCGGTCACTTTGAATCTTGGCGATTTATCGTGGACTATTGATAGTTATGGCAACTGGGTTTCCAACAATCTTCAAATAACTGGAAAGCAAATGCTTGAATGTTTGTGTTCAAAATATCCAATTGTTAATGAGCCAAAAGATGTAGATTATGGTGTTAGACTTAATGTCGTTGGAGAAAAGGTAGTCCTTCATGACAAAGACACTCTATCTATGACATCTGAACAATTTAAAGCTTATGTGAATGGTGTTTCTTTTGCTTATCGAAGAGCCACCCCCATTGTCACTGATGTCTCCATTCCCAACGATGGGTGGATTGACAATCTCATTCAAGGTGGCTCAATCACTCAACAAGTCGACACTACCGACACTTCAGCACTCATCGCCAAAGAAGTCGACATCGCTGTAAATGTTGTTGTCGATAATCAATAACACAAGAACGAAAGGAGACTTTTTAAAATATGAAACTCGAAACTAAAATCGCTGTTGCTATCAAGAATAATCGAATTAACAAGACCTATGAAGAACTTGTCATCACTCTAATTCGCCAAAAATATTCCATCAACGAAGAACTCGCTATTCTTCGACAAAGAGATTCCAAACCCCAAGAGTTCGCTGAATACAATCAATTCGTGGAGAATATCAAGGCACAGCTCAAGACCAAGATTGAAGGAGTTCGACTTTCTCTCTCCAAAAAATAAAGAGGAGCGTTCCACCACTTCTCTAAAAAATGTCGATAAAAATGGGAGTTTTCGCTCCCCTTTCAAAAAATCTAGTAAAGGCTTTTATATTTAATTGAAAATATAGAAGAACGGAGACCTTGACTCCGAATAACTAACAAGGAGAAAGGAGAAATCTTAAAATGGATGCTTTCGCAAATCTTTTGACCGAATGGGGGGTCTCGATTCTTCTTATCGCTATCTTCGCATTTCTTGGAACTCAACTCATCAAGATTCCAGTCAAGAAAATTGCCATTAAGAAACTTGGCGATGAAGGCAAGAAAAAGGTCACCAAATACCTTGTCTTCCTTCCCATCGTTCTCGGTTTCGTTGGGGCAATCGTTGACACTTGGATTCGTAGTGGCGACATCATGTCCCTTTTCGGAAGCGAGTTCGACTGGATTCGAGTCCTCAAAGAGACTGGAGCTGTCGCAGGTCTCCCTGCAATCATCGTTGCCATCGTTGAGAACTTTCAAGAGGCTCACGACAATGCTCTCGTAGAGTCCCTCGCCGAGAAATCTGACCCTCAAGCAATTGCCGAAAAGCAACGCAAAGCTCAAGAAGCTTTGGAAACTGCTCAGAAGCTCAACGATGAAAAGGCGAAGAAGAAAGCCGAGAAGGAAAAGCAACGTCTCGAAGCCGAAGAGAAAGCTCGCCAGGAGCGCGAAAAGAAGGCACAGGAAGCTCGCGATAAGAAAATCAATGATTTACTCGCGATGGTTGAGAGATTAAAAAATCCAACCACTTCTGAAGGCAAAAAGAAGGTCAAAGAAAGCAAAGAACAATCCACCCAGGAGAATGACTCTGGCGGTGGGATGAAGACTCTCATGTAGTTGTCTTTTTAATCTTTGCAAAGCTTAAAAAAAAGGAGCGGAGAATTGTCTCCGCTCTTTCTTTTTGTGATGTTCGTTTTTTATTTTACGATGTTATGGAACAACAAGTCGCCTTGATGAATGTTCATCTTGTTCGCCGACTTCTCGAAGGCTTCGAATAATACGGCGAAGTTAGGTAATTCGGCGACAAACTCCTTGTCGATAATCATATCTCTTGTATTAAGAGTGACAAATCCCAATCCTTTGCCATCATATTTGCTCTTCCCTTCTTTGGTGGAGAGAGCGAAGGTGGTGTGATTCGCGTTCTTGGTAATCTCGAGAATCAAGACCCTTCTTCCACATCTGACTTCGAACTCACTAATTCCAAAGGGTAAGTCGGCGGTGTTGATTCTCTCTTCATTTAAGTTAACTGATTTTCTTTCCATTTTAATGTCCTCTTTCTTTCTTTTTCCATTATATCATCTTCTATTTCTTTTTTCTCATCTTCTCGCGAATGGCTTCCTTGATGAATCGACTCGCCATTCCTGAGTAGTTCTCCAGGAACTCGATGATGTCAGCGTCCTTGTCGATGTAAAGACGGAATCGATACATCTTAGTTCTTGCCTTGAGCTTCTCGGCATAACGCGCCTGGGGAGCGTATTTTGTTTTGTTTTCAGTCATGTTTATCAACCTCAACTTCAACTTCTGTTTCCATTATTTCTTTTACCCTTTTTTTGTCTAAAACAAGGGGAGTCAAACAATAGTAGTTAGAATTAGAGTCAGAACCTTCTAAAATACAAAGAGGACAATAACTACAACTATGCGTTAAACATAATTTATCTAATTCTTTTTGATTTAAGTTTTTGATTTTCTTTTTCATTGTTTCAAATCCTCTCCAGAACGCGCGCTTTCTAGCCCTAGGAGACACTGAAGTCTTTCCCTGAGCCATTTATCTGCATCGCTTCTTCCAAGGCTCTGGGCGAGGTTTTCGACCGCCTTCTTTTTTCTAGTCTCGAACCGCTTCTGAAACTTGACTTTGAGACGAGGATTGTCGAGCTTCTCGCGGTGTCCGTTCTTGAACTCAAGATTCTTGCCATAAGTGACAATGAACTGAGTGACTTCTTTGTAGGGATGATTGATGAATCCTGTTCTCTCCAGGATGTCTCTCCTCCAAATTGTGACTTGCTTCATGATGTTTTTTCTCCTTTCTTTATCATAGATAATTTTCGTCATAGTTGCTGTCGATGTAGTCCTTGGCACTCTGAAGAAACAAGGTGTTGTTCAGATATTTTCCGTCTTTGGTGTAGATTTCATAATACCAGGGGTTTCCGCCATCGTCGATGGATGGGTCATAAACTTTCTTGATGATATGTCCGTGATATTTCATTGTGCGTTGCTCCTTTACTAGAACCAGGGCTCCATTGCTTGGATAGTTTCGAGAATCTTCTTGAATTGCTCTTTCTCGTGGCTGGTGGGCTTGTAATCCTTTAGCATGGCTTTTTCGTAGAGATTCTCAACCATGTCAGAGAGCTTGTCAATGAAGTCGTTCTGTCTCGCTTCCTGAAGCTCTTTCATCTTCTGCATCATCTCTTCCATTGTGTTTTTCATGTTTTTTTCTCCTTTCTTAGAATGCGTATTTATCAATGAGGATGTCGATGTTCTTTCCTTCTTTGAACTTCTTCATGATGAACTCGATTCCTTCTTTCGTCCATTTTCTGTCAAGGCGGTTTTCCATTGTGTCATGGCCAACGAAGCGGTTCTCTCGATATTCCTTTGTCGGTGCGTTTCTGACCCAGGCAAGGACAAGCTCTTTAATCATTTCTTTCTTAGTCATCTTTGTTTCTCTCTTTCTCACTCTGTCTTTTTGCGGGCTTGTGACCGCCTTCGGCGACATTAAGAAGGGCTTTGTGGTTAAGCCCTAACCTTTACTTGATTTCGTTGACTGCGCAGTTGTATTTGAAGATTCCTGTCAGAACTCTTC